GGCCAAGACGCGCATGACCGACATGGCGGACTTCTACCGGAAGACCAACCTCGACCAGTGGCCGAACCTCTATGACAACGTCCTAAGAAGGCTGAACGAGGTCGATCCGTCCAAGATCGGCCAAGCCGGGAGCATGTACCAAGTCCGCATCAACGCCGATCGCGATGCGATGATCGATTTGGACCGGCCGATGTCAGGGCAGAACGATCCCGCCTACAGCGCCTTGTCTCAATTTGCGCCATCCGACGCCGACGAGCCGGTCAAGGCGATGAGATGGTGGGACAAATCGCCGCAGGAAGCCCTCAACCTTTATGACCCGAAGGTGACGCAGCAACTGCAACAAGCGGGCATCCCCGGCATCAAGTACCTCGACCAGGGATCGCGCGACGCAGGCACTGGCACCAGCAACTACGTCATGTTCAACGACAACATGATCGACATCCTGAAACGCTACGGCCTCATTGGGGCTCCGCTGGCGGCGGGAGGAGCCGCCGCCGGGGCCATGTACCAGCCCTCGCCGCTGGGCTCGCCAGGAACACAGCAGCAGGGAAACGGCGGGCTTGGCGCATGACCCGTCACATCCCCTTCACGCACAAGCATGAGGACAACCAAGCCCGCCAATTTCGGCGGCAACACTGAGGAGCGCACCCAATGCCGCAAACTTATCTCGTCGTCGTCGAGCCGATCACGCCGGGGGCTCCCCCTCCAGTGGTGATGCCGCCGATCTACTATCCGCCTCCAGGCGTGGGAGGCGGCCCGATCTACCCACCTGGGCAGCCGCCCGTCATCAGCGGCGGACCCGGCTGGCTTCCCCCGTGGACGATGCCCCCGATCGCGCCGGGCGGGCCGGGCGGTCCTCCCATGTGGCCCGGTTCACCTCCCGATCGCCCGCATCCTGGCCAGCCTCCGGTCATCTCCGGCGGCCCCGGCAGTTTGCCCCCGTCGATGACGCCCCCAATCTACCTCCCGCCGGGTTGGGTCATGCCGCCGATCATGGTCGATGGCAGTCCCACGCCGCCGATCGTCATACCTCCTGAAGGGGCGTGGGTGATGCCCCCGATCGCACCGACGCCGGAGCCGAAGGGCTAAAGCACGTGCGAGCGCCGCAGGGCTGGATGTCCTCCCACCTGCTCTGCGGCGCAACCGTCCTCGTTCTGATTGAGTTGAGCGCGCCGGATGGACATCCGATCTGGATCAACCCGAACGAAATTCTGGAGCTGCACGATGCGCGCAGCCAGCACCGCGAACACTTCGCGCCGGGGACAAAATGCTTGATCCAAATGAGCGATGGCGGCGTTCTCCAGACGGGCGACGCCTGCGACACGATCATTCAAAAAACCTGGGTTGGGCATCCATGAGCAAGAGGCGCGCCGATGGAAATCTCTGACGCAGGCGTCGCCGTTTTGCGCGACCGCGAAGGCTGCAGGCTGGAAGCCTATCTGGACAGCGTCGGCGTCTGGACGATCGGCGTCGGCCATACCGCAGCAGCCGGCGAGCCCATCCCGTGCGCGGGTATGTGCATCACCCAGGAAGAGGCCGACGCGCTGTTCGACGAAGACCTCGACGCCTACGAGACATGTGTCGAGGACTGCATCACCACTTCGATGCGGCAGCATCAATACGACGCCTTCGTTTCGATCTGCTTCAACATCGGGCAGGGCGCGTTCTCAGGCGCGACCTTCGTCGAGTTGTTCAACGCAGGCGACCTCGATGGCTGCGCCGATGCAATCTTGTGGTGGGACAAGCCGCCGGAGATCATCCCGCGCCGACAGGGCGAGTATGTGCAGTTCAAGGGCTACGTCGCCCGCGTCAAGGAGCTATGAAATGTGTGGCTTCGGCATAGACCTGATTTTCAAGGTCGCGATCTTCGTCATCGTCGTCCTGGTCATCCTGGCGCTGCTTCGGGCGGTCTTCGGCGAATGGTTCGCTGGCGTCACCAGCATGCCCTACTGGAACATCATTCAGATCGTGATCGGCGGCGTAATCGCGATCCTTGTCCTCCTGTTCATTTGGAGGCTCGCTGAGTGCGCCGGTTTGTTCGGAGGTCGCGTCGGGACCATGCTTTTTCCAATCGGGTGAACGATGAAAAAACGCACTTCAACACAATACCAGCGCGGCTTCACCACGCAGTCGCAGCATGCGCCTGAGGTTCGCCCGCCAAACCTGCAGGGGCGCGTCTACAATGAGTTCCGCCCAGACGTGGCGCGCGGCTCGACCATGCCGCCGCCGACAGGCGACACCCAAGAGCCGCGCATGAGCAAGAGGCTCGGCAAGAGCAAGCGATGAGCGACTATTCGACGCTCAAATTGCAGATCGCCGAGTGGGCCAACCGCACCGACTGGAGCGACGCGCTCGTCTCCAGTTTTATAACAATGGCAGAAAGTAAATTTAATCAAGAACTGCGCGTGGCGCAGATGATCCAGTTCGACCAGGGACTGATCATTAACCGCTGCGCGCCGCTGCCCAGCGACTGGCTGGCGATGGATTTGGTCAGGGTGGCGAACTCGACCGGCGCCGATGGCTTCCTGCCCGCGCGCTACAAGAGCCGGGACGAGTTCTTCACTCTCACCGACAACAACAGTTGGATGTACTACACGCTGGTTGGCGAGACGATGTACTTCGGCGGCACGCCTGACCCGATCGATGGCACCGAATACAAGTTGGCCTATTACGGCGAGGTGCCGACGATGTCGGACACCCAGACGAGCTGGATTTATACCAAGCATCCGCAATTGTATCTGTTCGCTTCGTTGATGCATGCGGACCTGCACGCCGTCGGCGAGGAGCAGCAGGCCGCCAACCTGAAGACGCTCGCCGAGGACATCATCACCAAACTGAACACTGCGCATATGGGGTCGAAGGCGAGCGGATCGCGCGTCACCATGCCCCGCCACCGGAGCTTCGGATAATGACAGGCCTCTCACCCTCGGGCGAAACCACGGTGCTCGCCTCGATCCTCACCACCGCCTACGTGTCGCTACACACGGCTGATCCGGGCCTCACCGGGACGAGCGAAATTTCCGGCAACGCTTATGCGCGGCAGGGGCCGGTCGCCTTCACCAACGCAGGCTCAGAGCCAACCGTCGCCTCGAATAGCGCCATCGTCTCTTACCCAACCGCGACTGCGGCATGGGGAACGATCGGCTGGTTCGGCCTGTGGAGCGCAGCGAGCGCTGGAACCTATCAGGGTTCAGGCGCGCTCACCGCATCGAAGGCAGTCAACTCCGGCGATCAGGTGAGATTCCTGGCCGGGGCGCTCACTGTTTCGGTGACTTGATGGGTCTGTATTACAATCAGAACACATATAACTACGCCTATTACGGCGCTGGCTACGTCGACAATTTCACCGGCAATCTGAGCGTCCAGCCAACCCTTGGCGCATCCGCTTCCAGGGTAGTCGGCCTCACTGGCAATCTGAGCGTCCAGCCGACGCTCGCGGGCGCGACCACCAACACGCTCTCGTTTGCTGGCAATCTCAGCATCCAGCCAGCCCTGGCTGGTTCGGCTACGAGGCTGGTCGGTTTCTCAGGAGCCATGAGCTTCCAGCCGACGTTGGGCGGCACAATCGTCGGCTCACTAGGCATCGTCGGCAACCTGAACATCCAACCACAGCTCAGCGGCTCGACCTCCAATCCAGTCAGCATCGCTGGCAATCTCAATGTTCAGCCCGCGCTCACAGGTGCGCTGTCGCTGCCCAATCCGGTGGCGATCAGCGGCAATCTGGCGATCCAGCCAAGCTTCACGGCCAACCTCATCGGCACGTTCGGCATCGTCGGCAATCTGGGGATTCAACCGAGCTTCGCGGCGAATCTGACCATCGTCAATGCTGTCGGCGGCGCGATGAGCGTCCGTCCGCTGTTCAGCGGCGCGCTCTCCTATCCGAACATCGTGCCGATCATCGGCGACCTGAGCATCCGGCCAACGTTTGGCGCCTATCTTGCCGGGGCGGTCAATGTCTCGGGCGATTTGTCGATCAAGCCCGATCTCGCTGCAGAGTCTCTCACCGAAATCTACTCGGTCAGCGGCGCGTTCAGTTCCGCGCCCAGCCTGAATGCGCAAGCTACGGTCGGCCCCTTGTGGGGGGCGATCATACAGCCGCCATCATTGTGGACCCCGATCGCCGCCTGCCCGGACCCAGGATGGATCGTCAGCGAGAATCAAGCGCCGGTATGGACATCATCGAGTCCCTGTCCAGATCCGAGTTGGCATGCTCCGGGGACCGGCGGGTTTTATAATCGGGGGCTATATAACGTCGGCGTTTATGGCGGTGGCGCTCCCGTGATGGATTCGCCCTTGGTTCCAGCGGAGCTATGTGAGGGGTGAGCCATGTGCGCTGATGTCCCGACGACCAATTATGGATGGATAAAGCCAGATCCAAACGGGTCCGACTCTACTTGGGGCACCAAGCTCAACACCGACTT